CAGATTGAACAGTCCCCAGTCATAGGGTCAGGCTCAACGGCTGGCTGAGGCTCAGGCTCAACAACGGCTGGCTGAGGCTCAGGCTCAACAACGGCTGGCTGAGGCTCAGGCTCAACAACGGCTGGCCGAATCCTAATCCGAACAACGGCTGGCTCCACAACGGCTTGCTCGAGCCGTTGAGGGCAGGTTTTTTTATTGTGTCCAGTTTGTTTGCAAGTGGAACAGACCATATTATGGTAGTGTACTCAGGCTAAATTCCTCCTCAGCAGTTTTCAAATTTCTGTTATAATTTAAAATGAATCATAAAATTTAGCCCTAAATTATATAATTTAAATTGAATTATAAGAAAATTTTGAAAATTGGTGGAGCTGAACAGTGTCTAAGAAAAAGATGAGCACAGTGTTTGCACTCCTCCCCCACGACCTTAAAAATGAGGTCATCAGTCATTTAACGGCTAATGATGAGGCTTATAAAGCCGTTGTTCGTCAATTAGACGTTTCATTCTATTTAATTAAGAGAAATTATCAACAGCGTTGTTGGAGTCCGCATCAAGCCCTGAGGCGAGAGGTCTTCTACCCGATTGTCCCCGCAGATATGGAAAATGAAAATTATGATAATATTAACTTCTGCCTTGAACGGCTGGGGTTCAATGATATGATTAAATTCACAAATACCCTTGTTATGTGATAGCCGTTAGTTATTTAGGGTTTTTTAGGGTTTCTTTTTTATAATTTAAATTGAATTATAAGAAAAATTTGAAAGTGGCTGAGACCGAACAGTGTCTCAATAAAATAGAAAGATGGCGACCGTTAAGGCTTGGCTAATGACTCCCGAATGCAAATCTATTCAGGTAGTGAATGTGCCCGTTGATATGGGGTTGCAAGACATTTATGACACAATCGACTGCACGCACTTTGGTATGCAGTCATTCACACATCAAGACTCTCATTATGGTATTTATTATGATGATGAAGGTCTCTTGAACGGTTCGCCGTTTAATAAGTGTGCTCGGAAATTATTATCAAAAATTAAAGGAATTATGTGGAGTTATCAAGGTAGTTTCTTGATTTATAAGTTTGATATTAATGATGAGTGCGACGCTACCAAATTAGATATGGACATCACCCCGAGAGAGTTTGTTAATAGATTTAATTCGGTAATGAGACCTCCATCTATGCTGGGTGATTTTTAATAAGCCGTTAATTATTTAGGGTAGGGTTTTTTAGGGTTTTTTTAGGGTTTTAGGGTTTCAAAGTTTTATAATTCATTTTAAATTTTAAAGTTTAAAATTAATTTAAATTGTTTTAATCAATTTAAATTATTAAATAAATTTGAAATTGTTTGAAACTTTGCAACTAACGGTTATAAATGGGAAAAAAAGAAGAAATGCATATTGAAACAGAAACGATGGTTGAATCAATGCGAAACGAAGCTTATAATAGGGCGTGTTTGCGTGAAGAGTTGATTGAAGTTAAACAGGAATTGGAGTTAATTAAAAAGGTAAATTTTCATTTTTATATGTTTTTGAGAGCGTTGAAGTTGCTTGATTGCTTCGACGAGTCGGTGATGGGTGATGGTATTAATATAGATATGGTTAAAAGGATTGTTGCGGAGTTAGAGGCGGATAATTAAACGGCTTAATTTATTTAGGGTAGGAATTCAATTTTTTTTATTCACGTTAATATATAATTTGAATTATTAAATAAATTTGATTTTGGTCTAGACAGGTTATTGTTAGAGTTAGGGATTTTTTTTTGTTTGTAATATTATAATGGAGTATAAGTATGTTCCGAGACAGCCTATAGAAATAATACTTAATTCAAAGAGAGGGACTAAAATTGGTGACTTAGACGGTTTTAAATTTTTTGAGTTAGAAAAAGAAGTAGTAGCCAGAAAGAATGAAAGAATATTATTATACTTAAAAAAAGCCTTTATACCGTTTTCATTTTATTGTTTATCATCATCGCAAAATAATAATAAATTAGACGTTAAAGAAATACAGAGCGATGCAACTGAGAATTCATATACTATTACTCTTTCAGACGGTAATTACAGTATTACTGAACTACTTAGTGATTTAAGTTCCGCAATGGAGAGTGCATCTACATTCGATTATACTTATACATTCACATATGATGATGCGACTAATAAAGTAACTATGCGAATTAATGAAGGCACGAATATAGGGACTTGTAATTTATTATTTTCATCAGGAACTAATAAAGATAGTAGTTGTGCATCTATATTGGGATTCACTAAAGATGCAGATATTCAATTTAATCAATCATCAGGTGGTGTTTCTACTAATGTGTGTGATATGGCTGATGGGTTAGATAGTTTGCATTGTAAGAGTAACTTAGTAGGAGATAATATACAATCAACTACTGGAGCTATTAATGGTGGTGAATTATTAATTATACCTGTTAATCTATTACCTAATAGTATTTTATACTTTGATGATGGGGGTTGGCCGTTTAAGCATCAATTAGTTATGAGTAGTTTTAAAAGAATTGAAATTAAATTCACAGATAATAATGATAATACAGTAGATTTTAATGAAGTTCCATATACACTGATAATGATTGCAGAATTTATACAAGACACGAGTGAAGTATTCGATGCACAGCATAAAGCCATAGAAAATAAAAAATTAATATCAGAAGAAAAAGAAAATTTAAATCTATATAATATGATGGTAACAAAAGAAAGAAAAAAATATATATAAATTATTAGTATAGTATGAAAATTATTGAAAAGCAAAGTGATATAGAAGTTAAAGGGGCTAAATTCGCAACGGCTGACAGACCGTCTAATCTGTCGCCTTTCTTAAATTATTATAACCTTTCGTTGATTGTGGGTTTGCCTGCATCAGGTAAATCATCATTAATCAAGACCTTACTCCACGGTTCCAAGACTGATAACCTTTATAATAATGTATTCCACAGTGTTTATTATGTTACCGCATCTAATACAATGGATTTAAAAATTCCCGAAGAAAAATATATAGTATTGGACGGTAGCCAACCTTTAGAAAATATATTACAAGGTATTATTGATAATGAAAGTAATATTGGTGAAGAAGATGAACCTCATCACGTAGCCGTTTTTATGGACGATGCAATTAATTTTATTAATACGAACCGTGGGGCTTTAAATGTATTTAGAAAAATGGTGATGAATGGTAGGCATATACTTGGTAAGCACAGTAGTCTGATAACGTTTATAGTTTCTCAGAAAGTTAAAAGTATTCCACTTACAATCAGGTCTCAAGCAAATCAACTGTTTTTCTTTGACAGCACTAAAGCCGAAAAGACTGTAGTTCAGGACGAATACTTACCTTTAGATAAGAGAGAAGCAGAGCAACTCTACTCATATATTTATGACAGACCGCATAACTTTATGTTTGTTAATTTATTTATTCCAAAAGATAGAAGAATATTCAAAAATTTTAATCAACTAATATTAAGGGATTATAATTAAAATAAATATAAAAGTAAATATATAATGAAAATTGTAATTACTTCATATAAACGGGTTGATGTATTAAAAAAAAAGACTTACAAAATGTTAAAGAAATACAATATTGATGATAAAGATATTTATTTATTCGTAGCTCCATCAGAGATGGATGAGTATAAACAAGCCTTTCCAAATGTTAATATTATTAAATCATCTGCGGGACCTACTCCACTTGATTTTTTAAAATCAAAGAAACAAGTATTAACTCATTTTCCAAATGGGACTAAGTTTCTACAATTAGATGATGATATAACGGCTATAGTTAAATTACATAGCCCTGTAGTTAAACCGATACAATCATTAAAGAAATTTTATGATATGGGGTTTAAGGTATTAGAAAAGACTGAATTAAAATTAGCGGGTATATACCCAACTCCAAATGGATTATGGATGAGTAAATCTCAACCGATTACAACGGACCTGAGATTTTTGTATGGTGCAGTGAGATTTTATATAGTTGATACTAAACTATTACCTTCAATTGGAGGGAAAGAAGATTATGAAATGAGTATATTATATTATAAAAAATATGGTGGGGTAGTTAGATTAAATCATTATTCAGTGAAAGCCGATTATATGGGTGGAGTTGGAGGTAGAAATAGAAGCCAAGATAAAAAAGATAGTGATGCATTTATTAAGAAATATGATGATTATATTAGTAGAGTAATTACACATTCATCAGGCACTACGAGTTTTCTGTTAAAAAAAAATCAATAAAGATTAGCCATACTGTTTCCAAACTACCTCTTCATTATGGTCACAACAATAACCGTTTTTTTTATGCACCCAACGGCTCTTACAATCAGGCACAATGCAATTTTCATACTCTGGATTCATCGGGTTTGGACGGCACTGTGAAGCCCTATACTCTTCATACATTTTGGTTATATCGCCAAACTCAATATTATTTTCTTCAAAGAACAGTTGAAAGTGGTAGTGCAGAACACACTTTCGTGAGATATATTTTAACGGCTTTTCAATCTGTTTCGCACACTCCTTGTGTAAGAAACGGCAACGCCAATCGGGTGTTTTTCTAAACGGCGGGCATTTTTTGTCTGGTGACTTACAATTAATATATTCGCAATAACGTTTTATTTTTTTTCTATTTTTCATTTTGAATTATAATAGAAATTAATCTTTAAATATATATTGTTTTAAACAAATTAAAATTCTAAAAATAAATATTTAACGGCTTAATTAATCTGAAAGTACTGGGCTATAATCGGGGCCTTCATCATCAGTATCATCTGAATCATCATCATCAGTATCACTTGGAATATAATCCTCAACGCCTTTTGCACACAATGAACACACAACCATTTTTGAGCGGTCATACAGTAGAACACCACGTAGTCGTCGCCGAAACAAGAATGCGACTCGGCCGTTACCAGAATGAAAATCATTCCAAACATAATCGCACTTTTCACAACACACTTTAAACGGCTTTTTGACAACAATCTTAACCATACTTAATTGCCTTGGAGAAATCCTTGTCAACCATTTTCAAATTTATTCTTATAATTCATTTTAAATTACAATAATTTAGGTCTAAATTTATAATTCATTTTAAATTATAACAAAAATTTGAAAATGGCTGAGACAGACAAGTGAAGGTTAATAATAAGATAATGAGCCGTTTCCTGTTTGAACGAATTCCCTCCGACCTTGCTTCAAGGGGTTTATCCCAACTGAAAGTTATTGCGAACTTTCATCACGGCAATGCCGTTAGTGAATTAAACCATAAAATCGACGAGTGCAATATGGTAATCATCGCCCTCGCTATGGTACCAGAAATCCCTCGTCCCAAGGGTACATTTAATTATGGCCGTTCATTATTGGCTCTAAACGGCTATGTCCAACACGGCCGTTAAATTTATATTTATATTTATATTTATATTTCTATTTCATCATTTTTTTAACTTCCATATACTGTTTCGTTCCCTTTTTTGGTATAGTATATTTTCCTCCTTTTTTTTTATTCCACGCTTTTAATGCTTGCACCCAACTCATTTTATAGTTTATACTAATATTTTATTTTTCTCTTTTTTGTAACAACTCCAACAATAATAATTATAATCATCTATATCATCTATTACTTGGTAATCATCTCCATCATCAGATATTACTTCATACTTATATCTCATAAATATACCTGTATTGCATAACGGCCAGTTTTGACATCTAATTGGAGTATAATTAAAATCTCTTAATTCTTCCCATAAATCAATTGCTCCTTTTTCATCGAAAGTAAAATTACCCGTTTTAAAATAGTGTGACAATGATTCTATAACGGCTAATCTAGCTTTTTGCTGTTTTATTCGCCATCTATTAATCATTATACTTACTCTTTCTTTTTTAATTCCTTGTTTAATATACCGTTGAAAATCAGACATTTATTATTATTAATAGTAGATATATATTATTAATGAATAACCTAATATATTAAATTTATATTTAACGGTTTCAAAGTTTTAAAGTTTCAGATAGATAAAGAGTTGTTGTGGGGAAAAAAAAAAATAACGTTTTTTTTTTTTTCTGATATTATATTAAAATCCCGTTGAAACTTTGAAACTTTGCAACGTTCTGAACAGATTCATTTTAGAGTAATTTTAACATTGTGATATCTTTCGTATTTCTTAATAGCCTCTTTTAATGTAGGCTCGCTCCATAATAACTTCCTACTATGGTATATTCCACTATGCGGGTTATTCCAACCCTTATCATCCTTATGGCGGGCTATCCACGCTTTCTTTTTCTTTTCATCTTGGTGGTCAATAAACGTTTTACCGACTGAAGAGCCAAAATGGTGTGCGTGTCCATACCTTGGCATCGTAATAACATATCTTTTACCTTTCCTACCCGAGGTCTTTAATACATATTCGTCTTTCATATATAATATACTAATATTAAAATCCTCTCATTCTCATTTTGGTTCTGAAGTCCATACCTTCATATGGGTCAGTAGGTTTTTCTGGTTCCTTTTTCTTTTTAACCTGTCTTCTTGGTCTTTCCACTTCTTCTTCATCAGTATCTTCGTCATCCTCAGTATAATCATCATCTTCATCGTCATCATCTGAATCTGTAATATACACTACTTTTTTCTTTGCTTTTTTTTTAGGTTTAGGTTTAGGTTTAGGTTTCTTTTTAACTACTACTTTTGGTGGTGATTCAGGTTCATCTTCGGTATCTTCCTCACTATCTTCTTCTAATTCCTCTTCAATAGTTGGTAATTTTTCAGGTTCAGGTTCAGGTTCAGGCTCCTGTGGTTTTTTCTTTTGTTTATGCATTTCTAAAATCGCATCATCTTTCGCTTTACGTATTCTTTCTTTTTCATTACTCTTTGCTTCCTTAATTGCTTTACACATTTGCTTTCTCTTAGCCAAACATTTTTGCCAAGCCTCCTCTTGTTTAGGTGTACGTTGCCGTTTAGGTTTCTCTATTGGCTTTGGTTGTTCTTGTTCTCTAACCCCATCCTCCTCCTCATCATCGCGTATTTCCTTTGGGTTATACTCCTCTTCTTCCTCTAGTATCTTATCAATATTCTCCATTTTATATTCTATACTAATATTTTATTTTTCTAAATATTACTATATAATACAACTTGGTAACTCTCATTTGTTTAATACAGTTTAAAAATAAATAGTGACAGGTTCGTGAATAAACTTTAGACCTTCTTTACTTTTCTTTTCTAATTTTATAATACCTTTTGTGCCCTTATATTTACTTGGTATATTTCTGTAAGTTTTCATATATTTTCGCATATATTCTTTAACATACTCTCTATTTTTTTCTCTCCACTTTAATTGACTTTCTTTGCATTTTGCTCTATTATTTTGAAAATAATTTCGCATATATTCGCTACTCATATAATAATAGCTTATTTAAATTTTACATTATATTTGCCGTTTATTTTTTTATAATTCTTTTTTTCCAATGCCTTCATTGATTTTTTAATACTTTTGATATCTTGATTAATTTTTTGATATTCGCTTTTCAACACAGGTTTATTAACTAAACCCCTGCAAAATGAGTATAATGATAATTTAGGTAATTTATTGTAAGGTTCAACATCTTGATACATATCATATAAACCCCAGTAATCTTGATTCTCTATTAATAATTTCTCTATTAATTTAAATTTAGTATCTGCAACATTAAACCTTAATTGAGTATATAAATTACTAACGTCTATATTTCTAATATCGCCTTCTTTTTCTTCAGTCTTAATACCCATATCCTGAACTTGTGTAGTTGGAATTCTATCTAGTAATGCATTACCTAGCCTAATATCTTCATTCATTTCAACAGGTATTATTTTACCTAATGCTTCGTGAAAATCTCTAGTGATTAGATTATTCATTATTATATATTAATATAATATTATTTATCTTTACCCTTACCTGCATTATAATAAACTAAAGTATATCTATCTCCTTTAAATGCCGTTGTTTCGTGTGGGTATTTAGAGCCATCAAATTTAATCCATTTATCTTTTGTCTTAAGCCGTTTCGGGTTCTTACCATCTTCATCAAAAATTAATAAATCTCCTCCTTCATAGTTACCTAACCCAATCATATTACTTATACCTGTATTTCTACTATCTTTGTGTCTAGCCGTTCTGTTATTTTTATTAAATTGTATTGAAGTGAATTTAAAATTCGGGTCTTTTAAGTGCATTAATTTTCTAGCCAATTTCCATATTCTAAAATACTTTGGCTTATTAGTCTTATTACTCGGTCTAAAACTACGGGGGTCATATTTTAAACCTTCACTGTAAGTATATATTTTACCTAACACAAACCCCTGTTTAGTAACACCTCCTCTAACTATATTATCTCTATCTGAAGCTAACGGGAATGATATAATATTTAATTCTTTAAGTAACTCATCTTTAACTTTTTTGTATTCACCCATATATATTAACTGCGATTTATTATTCTTGGAGATACAGGTTGTGCATTATTTTCTTTATTTTCTTCTTCAATAATCTGTCTCTCGCAATTTATACAGGGAGTATTAATTTTCGTGCATCTCGAGTGGAAACACGTACTTAAGAGGGTTGTCAATGCACCCGCCGACACCGAGATTATCGCAACTACTTCTGCACCAGACATTACCATTTTAATTTAATTTATTTATACTAACATTTAAAAATCAAAATAATTTTCTAAATATAGAGTATAAAAATGAGTACGCCAGACCAAGTCCAATTTTCAAGTAATCCAGTTGAAGGTACACAAGCCGAATCAGAGTTAGTAATTTTTAGAAGTGAATTATCTGAATACAATCCATCAAGTAATAAATTCGTTCGCATTAACTTACCAGTCGCAGATAAAGGCTGGCTTGATTGGAGCGATTCAGTATTATCATTAAAATTCACTAACAGGTCGTTTGATACCTCCGCCGCCTCCGCCTCCGAATCAGCCGTTCGCACTGAATTACAAAATTTAATTAAGAGTATCACAATATTAAATTCTCAAGGCGAACAAATTGAATACATAAATAATTACAATTTAATAGGTAATATATTAAATGATTACACAATGGGAACTAATCACAAGGGCTCTATTGAGGCCGTTCTCGCAGGTGGCTCCACAGACGGTAACCCCGCTAACGCTCCAGAGATTAGTGGCGTTGCATCTGGAACCGTTGAAATCGATGGCTCTTCATTAGTATTAACAGATAAACTCGTATGCGGTTTCTGTTCAGGTCAGTACCTCCTTCCGCTCGGTTACCTTGTAGGACAGGCACCCGCCATAATTCTCGAACTTGAAGATGCATCTACCGCTTTGAAAGTAAATACCGCAGCTAATCACACAAATGCATACAAAATATCTGACGTTCAATTAAGGTGCAAACAGATTAAATTTAATTCTGCTTTTAATGAATCATTCGAGCGAACTCTTGCTGAAGCGGGTTCCGTCGGTATTAATTACATTACTGAAAGTTTCTTACACTCTCAAAATTCTATCGCGAGTGGCGTAACAGGCCAACAAAATCTACCATTCTCTGTTAACCCAAGGTCTGCTAAATACATTCTCGCCTGTCACCGTTTAGAAACTAAAATAACTTCTATCGCTGATTACTCTCTTAACGTCCGTTCGTCTGTTGCAATTTCAGACTACTCGTGGGAGATTTCGGGTAAAATGTATCCTACACAGCCAATAAAGCTAGCCGATGATAATTTCTCTCAAGCGTATGCTAACGTATTAGACTGTTTCGGGCAGATAGGTGCTATGAACCACGCTAACCTTATTACTAAAGCGGGCACAAACTCCTTGTTCTACAACCGCACACAAACCACAGACCAAAAATACGTCTCAGGTTTAGTATTGGAAGATTTTAACAGTGCTACTAACCCCAGTATATACTCAGGGGCAAACCTTTCTACTGTAGGCCAGATGACATACCGACCTACCCTCGCAGCTAGTAGTGCAGCTGCATACCGTGTAGATTTCATAACTTCCATCGATATGTCAATCCACTTTACTGTCGATGGCCGTATGTATTCGGTTAAATAAATTCTAAATATAAATTAATTAATGTTTGATGTAGATGAGAGACGTAAATATATGCGGGAGTATTATTTAAAAAATAAATATAAATGGAATATTTATTATGATACTGTCGTATTACCTAAATTTCTGGAAGCCAGACGTATTAAAGAAGAGTTTAAACGGCAGAGCTTTGTTAAGAAACAGGGTAATTACACCATTGTTTTTGATTAAGTATATACTTAATAATAAAGTATTATTAACTATATAATTAAAATTAAATTATTTCATCCCCTTAACCTTTTTACTTCCGTTCGTCGCTTTTACTCCTTTTGTCATCATAATTGGCTTCATTGATTTCTTTAATCCTTTTATAGGTATTGTCGCTATATCTGCTGTGTATTTGGTTAAAGGGTTTATTATATCTCTTTTCATTCCTTTTAACATATCCTGACTTCTAAATACAGTAGGGTCGCTTCGTGCTAAATCTTTTGCTGTTGAATTTCCCATTATATATCTATACATAGATATTAATATCCAGCCTCTTCAGGTTCATATGCTTCTATTCTTAATTTTATTGTCCAATTATTACTATTAGTTGTTAAGTCTATTTCTGTGCTATTTGATATTGTTGTAATTAATACATTCATTGTATCAGGTAGATTAGATATTGCTATTGGTGCTTCAGGGTTTTGATATGATGATGCAACATCAAGAGTTCTAGATGATGTAACATTAGTATTAATTAATGTGGCTATTACATTACTTCCAGACTTATTAATAGAGTTGTAAGAGTTTAATTGATTCACATTTGTTAATCTAAATACAATATTTTTAGATGCTAATTCATCTACATCCATTGTAATATTATCAACATATAAACAGTAACCTACATAATTATCCTTTAATGTCGCCATTTTAGTATTGAATGTGGCGTTACTAATAGTTCCACTATCTCTTGTAGTGCTAGACAAAAAATACGTGTACGTGTGTGTCTTCATTATATATATAACTATATATTTTTTATTCAAGAGTATATTTATATTTTATTGCATCTATAGATATTTGAATGCCCTTTAGTTTGGCTTGCTTTTCTTTTCCGCTACATTGCCGTCTCTCTTTGTCTTCACAGATTTTCTCTTGTCTATTTCTTAAATTACTTAACTGCTCTTTAGCGTCTTCAATCTCGCATTTTTCATAATAATACCAATTATACCAAGTATCATCCATCTATATATTAATATAATTTAATTTTTATATTATTTTAAATATTATAATAATATACTTTCGGGGTCGGTTAGATTATCTATGTATGAGAAAGTCTTACTTCCTTCACCTAAACCTCTCGGTTTGTCTGCGTAAGGGTTACCTCTAATTACTTTTCCAGTTACTGGCTTTCCACCTTGAAACGCCATCTTATTACCTCCACCTACATCTGCGAATCTAACAGAGTCACCTTCTTTCCAATCTTTCTTTGGAGTTTTTTTAAACATTTGTTTTACTTTGCTAATACCACCCTTAACTCCTTTAACTACTTTCTCTCCAACGCTCTTCAAGCCCTTAACTACTTTTCCGCCGATTCCGCGAGCTCCTCGAACTATACCTTTTATTAATCCACTGAATAATCCCATTTATATTAAAGTATTAGATAATAATTTATACAATCGGGTCGTTCAACGCCCTTCCTTTATCTATTAGTCCTCTAGTTCTGGTATATTTTATTGGAGGTTCGTATGGTATTTTTGGTTTTCCTTTTGGTTTAAATGCACCTCTATCCCTTAAAGTATCTGATAATTTTGTCTCCTTCGGTTTTCCACTAAACATTTGTTTTACTTTACTATAGCCACTCTTGACCCCTTTAACTATTTTCTCACCCAGCCCCTTCAAGCCTTTAACGGCTTTACCACCTAAACTCCTTGCACCTCTAACTACTCCTTTTATTAATCCACCTAAAAATCCCATTTATATAATTCTATTTATATTTATTTTCAAAATAATATTTCTTTTTCTTTTCATACACTTATTACAAGTATGCTTGATTCCTTTTATTCGCTGATGCTTATTGTTGCAGACAGATGTATATTTAATCGGCTTCACTATCTCCCTAAAATTATTATCCATTATATTATACTAATCTATTTTATTATAAACAGTTTCAGCGGTGCTCTTAGTATGACCCATATCATTCGCCAACTCTTTTTTATCCTTTACTGTTAATTGTTTATCTCCATTATATTTATGACTAATGTATATACTTCTAAGTAATGAAGTTGATATTTTCTTATTTAAATATTTCTCAAAAATCTTATTTAAATATTTACTTATACCATTTGCTTTCATTGGAGTATTATTACTAATATTAACTAATATAAAGCCTGTGCCGTTAATAATAGCCCATTTATTTATTAATCTCCTTAACTCCATATCTTTAACAGGTATGTCTTTCTCACCTTGAAACTTAGCCGTTTTATATTCATTTAATCTAAATATTGGAGGTCCATTCTTTTTTATAACAAAATAGTTTTTACTTTTATCAGTATCATTACCTTCATTAACTATTTTCATTTCTGCAAAATCATTTCTTAATACGGGGAATGCTTTACCACTGTATAAATATAATACTAAATATTGTTGAATTAAATCCTTTTCTTTATTAGATAATTCTTCTTTCTCTAATAACGGTTTAACTTCTTTTTTTATTTTTCTTAATAACTTTAGTATTTCACTATATTCAACCCAATTCTCTTTTTGTTTATTACTTTTTTCATTATCATCATATTTATCATTAATATCATTTTGCAATGACTTAATTTTATCTTGATACTTTTTAATTAAACCTTCATATTTAGTCTTATTAGACATCAATAACACAACTATAGCTACTAGATAATTCTTTATAGTTGATTTTAAATTACCATTTAATGCTAAAATTACCCTATCAATATCAACTAAAAAATCTAAATCTTTAATATCATCATTACCAAACAAACTTCTATGCAATTTTTTAATATTTAACACATATGCATTTAAAGTAATCGGGCTTATTTTTGGCCGTTCATTTTTAATTATATCCCTAATATCAATCATCCCTCTATATAAATCCTATCATAAATTTAAATAGTTTTCAACGCATTTTAAATAATATTTTTAGAAACGTGTCTGGCTTGCTACGCAGATATGTATGACACATACAGTCGCCATAATCCGCGATGAACTGGTGCTCAACGACCCAATCAAATAAATCCTCCCAAAATTCTAATTTAGTTTCATCCCCATTGCCCCGTTTAATATAATTTAACACACAAGCCATTGTTTCACCGTTTAGTGGTGGAATTTTCTTTTTCTTTTTCAAATTTATCACACTAAACACCGCATTTATGATGCTTTGTAACTCAATTAATTCATTAATGCAATCACGCTTTGCATCAACAGCTAATTTTCCAGCCAAGTGACCGTTAATTTCACGCTTGATTTCGTTTGGAAGGGTTGCGAACACTGTGCTCATCTTTTTTCCTAACCTCTGTTCGGTCTCAGCCATTTTCAAATTTTTATACGATTTAAATTGAATTATAAATTTAGACCTAAATTATTATAATTTAAATTGAATTATAATAAAATTTTGAAAATTGGTGGAGCTGAACAGTGATTAAGAAAAAATGAGCACAGTGTTCGCTACCCTTCCAAATGACCTTAAAGGTGAAGTGATTAGCCATTTAACGGTTAATCACGAGGCTCAGAAAGCCGTTATGAATGAATTAAATGAATGTTGCAAAGAGGCCCGACGGAGAAAGTATTTCTTTCTGCAAGGGGGCAAACAAAAATATTTCGCAGAGAGAGGGTGGCAATACCCTGATGATGAAGTCAAACTGCACCCTTTATATATGGCCGATAGTTACCCTGATATTGATTTTGATGAGAGTTGGACTCCAGCCGTTGATATTGAGCCTTGGGTTTATGTTGGTGATAAATGGGAGGGTGCATATATGATACCTTTGCACTGGCTTGATGAGTGTTAAAGTTTCAAAATTTATTTAGGAATTTATTATTAAATTAAAATTCAAATTTAAAAAATAAAAAAATCTCCACAATATCTATTTTTTTAGTTGAAACTTTGAAACTTTGAAACTTAATTAAATAAATATGATAATAGTTTCTGTGGAATACTATATCTTTCTAACAAACTCATATTGTCGGGTATTTTATCTTTTGGGGCTCTATTTATTTTAAATGAGTTAGTATTTATACCGATTCGCATTTTATGTTTTGGAGTTCCAGTGCATTTACATAAACAATTATCTAAAATTTTATTGGTTAATATTTTAGTAGGTTTTTTATAACAATAATCAAAATAACAATAATCAACAATAATGAATTTATCAATATATTTTTCATTTTCAATATGAAGCCATATTCTTGAATACCTAGGGTTTTCTATAAAGTAATATTCTGGTTTTAAATACTCAATTATTTCTATAGTTTTATTAATAAATATTGAATTTTTTTTTTGTGCATCAAATAATTCATTTTTATCTTTCCAGATTCTACCTACTTGAGTATATTGCAAGTGACTAAATATTTTGCATTCAGGGCTCGCAAATATAATATCAAAATAACCTACTGGGTATTTTTTATAATCAAATTCTAATATATCACAACAGATAGTGGGTTTATACTTTTCTAATATATCTAAACTAGTAACTTCTACATTCGAATCATTTTCAAAAAATGTAGATACCGACCCTGACCCTTTGAATAATTCTAATACTTTCATTAATATATTTTTTATTTTAATTATTTTTTTTTAACTTCTTTAAAAATATCTTCTAAATCAAACCCGATAATTGGTACTAGATTAAGTTCATCTTTTCTTCCATCAGCCTCTTTTACTATTCCGACAGTTACCCAAAAATCTTCGCTATCTTTATCAACGGGCAATAATAAACGGTCGGTTCTTGGAGACCTGAAAAATTCTATACCTGTTTCTTCATCAGTAATTTTTTTAATTTCGCCTCCTTTAAATGCTATCTCCTTACTAATAACTTTTGGTTTAAATCCTTTTTTAATATTCTTTTGTTTTAATACCTCTGTCATCGCCTTTTGTTTCGCTAATAATGCTTGTTTCATTGATAATTCTTTTAACGCTTTCTTTTCTGCTTTTTGTTTCTTTTTATCATCTATTCTCTCTTCTACCTCTGGTTCTTTGCGTCTTTTTTTTAATGTAACTTTCTCTCCTGTCTCTCCAACTATTGTGGCCATAGCTTTTTTCTTTTCTTTCTTTTCTTTCTTTTCTTTCTTTTTTGCTTTCAATCTTTTCTTAGCCTTATCTATCATTTCTCGTCTTCTTTCCATTTCTTTTTCATCATCAGTATCAACATCGTATTCTGGTCCATCATCGTCATCTGGTCTATCACCGAGTTTAGCCAATACAGAGTCACGCACTTTTTTTAAGGTTTCATCTCTTACCCTTTGCATCTCTGCATCTCTCCTTCTACTAATTTCACTTAAGTCTCTATACTCTGGTGGTTTATCTAAATCACGTTTTTTTCCTTCTAATTCTTTTCTTTTTTCTTGCATTGGTCGTCGTTTTCCTACTAATCCTGTGAATCTCACATCCATACCTGCCATATTTTTAGTTCTATTAGTTTCATCTACCCAAGTGGTTCTTGTTCTTTTTGGAGATAATTTCCATTTTCTACCTTTTCCTGTTCCTACATTCCTTCTTCGCACTCCTGTAGGTTCAGAGTTTAAATTAAATCTATCCATTAAATCACCTAATTCTTCTTTATTTAATCCGCTTAATACAGGGCAATTTTGGTATTTATACCCTCTAATGGCTCTATACATATCTTTTTTTGTCGTAATATCATCGGGCTGTTCTCCGAATCCAAACTCTTCTTCTTCATCAGTATCCATTTATAATATATCTATATAAAATAATTTTAATTAATTGTCTAGAAACCCCCCCAAGTAGAAGTTTCTTGTGGAGGGTCATTCACATTCGGAGGTAATCCAAATCCCCCTGTATCTTGGTCTGCTTCCCGTTCTGCTACATCTGCTTCCTTTGCATCAGTTGTCATTTTCCTTGTTATTCTTCTCTGCTCATCTAAATCCTCAAGCCTACTTGTTATCATACTTGAAACCGCTTCCCGTTCTGCTGGAGGTAGAGATGGTCCTCGTTCTGCAACAGCCATTTTTACTTCCTCAGGGCTCTTTCCAAAAAAATCACTTACCATTTCCATATCCCCCATCTGTAATCTATCAAACCTACTTTGTAATACCTCTAAATCAGTTCTAGATACTGGTGCTGGCTCAGCTCCTGCTTGTGCAGTATCTAGTTGCTGTCCGAATTTACCTCTTATACCTTCTTCTCTTTGCCTTGCTCTTAAAGGTTGTCTTCTTTGATTAATTAATGCGTCTAAACCTTGTTCCAATCCACCCATTGCATTATCTATAGTCGCCATTGATTGGCGGTATGCTTGTAATGCTTCCCCAGTTAAACCTGCTCCTCCTCGTGCTACTACTGCATCCCTCGCCATCTCTTCCCTTCCTTCTCTTTGTGCTAATCGTTGTCCTAATCTACCGCCTCTTAATCTACCTAACATTCTCCCAGCCATAACACCCAAACCTAATCCAGCCACACCTACATTAACTGTTGTTTCAGATGGTTTTAAATTAATCGGGTCAGATGGTAATCCCATTCTTTCCATTACATCACTATCAATTGATGGTAACCTTTTTGTTAAGTATTCACTCCAACTTTCAGAGCGAGTTCCTGTTTCAGGTGTATCTGGTGTATCTCTAGCCCTTGCATTAGATACACCTCCTAAACCTTGTCCTCTCATCTGAACTGGTGCATCAAAATTTAAATCTGGTTCAGTAGTCGGTGCCCCTCCACCTCCACCGCTTCCACTATCACTATCAGTTGGTGGAGGGGTTGGAGGGGTTGGAGGGGGTGTAGGTGTAGTTGTTGTTGTTTCGGTTGATAAAGCGGTTTCTGTAAGAGGTCTATGCTTATTAATAAAATCTCTTAAATATTCATATGCTCTTTTACCTATTCCATACATTGTGGTGATTGAAGCTATTGCTAATAATGTATTATCACTAACTGCTACCGCTAATTCTTTTGCTTTTTTATAAATATTAACTAAATCATCTCTAGTAAGTGTATTATTATTATATTTATCTTTAACATTTTCCCAATTTTTTTTAACTTCCCGCCATAATTTTAAGGGGTCTCCAACGGTTTTTTTTTTATCTTTAGAAACTCTATCGGCTATACTACCTGTAGTAGCGGGGGTTTGTTGAATAACTGGTTGAACGGTAGTTGCTCCTGTTTTACCTCCAGTCATGATACCTTGTTTTAACAAAGCTATTAATTTTGCTATATCCCCTTTACTTGTGGCCCGTTGTCCTTTCTTTTGAATTGTTGATTTAATTTTACTATATTTCTTTTTATCCTTTGTTTCTTTTTTTCTCTTCTTTAAATACTTCGACATAACAGTCTTCAATTGGTTTTTTAATAAATTAATTTCTTTATCTTGCTCATCATCCTTTTTAGCCATTATATAATTAAAATATATATTTTATTTAACTTTTCTTGCTCCTTTCATAATACCTTTAATTCCCCTACTTAAAGCCTTTCCACCTTTTCCAACCGCCTTCGCTCCACCTCCAATAGCTCCAGCGGGTAACAAACCTAATCCCGCGAATGCAGTATCCATTATAGTGTCCGCATCCCCAGATTTAAGTTTCTTTTGTAATTTTTTATCTACTGTCATTTGCGTTAAATAACCTGCCCCGCTTATTGGTGCTGTAAGTATTCCTGTTGCTAAACTAATCGGGCTAAATCCCCCGAAGTCTCCCATCTTTTTTCGTAAGGGGTCAATCTTTTCAATTGCCTTCTGTGGAGCCTGAAGCCATTTTCCTGCTTTCATTACACCCTGTTTCCACGCTTCAGGGTTACCTAAACCTTTCACTTCACTGGCTATAGTCTTTCCTGCACTTTTGATACCCTTAACCGCTTTACCCGCTCCCCGTTTGATGCCCTTAACCGCCTTCTCCGCCACACTTGGTATAGTCTTTGTGAAAAATGAACCGATGCTGTCGAAAATTCCCATAGTATATATATATCTAAATAGATATTTAATTTAAAATAAATAAATCTATGTCAATAAATCTATGTGTGATAGTATTTAAACACAAAAATATATTTTTGTCCCAATTATTTGTCATTTATAGATTTTTTACCCTACTTTTGTCATACTTATTTTTTTTTATCCATTATAGCTGCAGTAGTTACACCCGCCACCGCTCCACTACCTAAACCTAGTGCCCCTTTTCCCAAAATTTGCAAAGTCTGGTCAATAGCCACGTTTTGCATCCCCCCTTGTGCAACTCCTCCAAACAGTTTTTTAGCGTCTCCCGTTAATCTACTAGCGTATTGCCCCCAAGTTTCGGCTTTCCTCGCATTTTTAAGTATTTGTTGTAATGATTTCTTCGCTTGTATAGTTGTTCCTGTTTTTTGTAATAATCTTACTAAATCTTCTTGTTTTGCTAGTTTTAATGCTTTTTTCCCTGCATCTAGTCTTACCTTGTTAACACGGTCTATCATAGCCGTTACTTTTTCATATGGCGTTTTCTTTGCCCACGCTTCAGGGTATATTTTAATCATTTGCTTTATTCTCCCAACCCCAGTTGGAATACTTTTGATTTCTGCTACTCTTTGTTTTGTTCCTCTTGTTATTTTACCTACTCCTTGTTTAATACCTTTAATAACCTTTTTTCCAGCGCCCTTCAATCCCTTAACTGCAGATTTTACTCCTTGTTTAACTATTCCTCCTCTTACAACTGATGCTATCGCACTACCTATAACATTCATTATTTATAATTAATCTAAATATTTTTATTTAACTAAATCTTCTTTTATATGGAAAATTTGGAGAGACTATTAATTCCCCATTTTGTGGCGACCTACTAACATTTGTTCGCATTTGAGTAACGTAATTTACTTGTCCTATATTTGTTAATCCTTTTGTTTGCTGTCCTGTTCTTAATATCCCTTTAGCCATTTTTATAATATATATAATATAATATTTTTATCTTTGTAATTAATAATAATGAAATACAAAAATAATAAAAAAAAAAATTGCGGGTGTGGTTGCAAAATGAAGTCAGTAGAAAAAAAACACCCTGAACCTAAACCGTCAAAAAATCCTATTGAACCTCCTAAACAAAATCTAGACGGTAGTAACAGATTTGGAGTTTTGCTTGTCTCTAGATAAATGATATAAACTAGCTAGTAGAGCGTTTTGTTTCTTTAACGGTTTTCGTGGTTTAAAATAATTCTGAATCATATCTGGAGTATATACCCCTTTCATTCCTATACGTTCATTTAAATAATCTACTAAATTATTTGTGGTGCAGAATGCTTGCTTGTCATCTTCACTAGTAGGCTGAACTAAATATCGGTAACACAACATTATTAATTATACTTAACATTTTATCTTTATATAGTTTTAAACACTTTAAATACTTTATAAATCATCATCATCACTCATAAACTCTACCTCTCTATCCAAGTCTTCTAAATGAATCTGATTCGGGTCAAAATACTGAAACTCTAATTTATTTAATCTTTTCAATAACCGTTCAGGGTCTTTCACAACCCAATGAACACAACTAGATTTACTTTCATCTTTAACGTTTATTTGCTCTATATATTTTATCGGAATTTTTTCCATATTATCTTTTATTACTCCTTTCTTAATGGTGTGCTTTCTATCAAGTATGTCTTGAGATAATTTGAAACACTTTTTGTTAAATTCAGATGATTTCATTCTCCAAGTTGAATTACCGTGGTCTTTAATATGCTTGGTTAAATAATAATATAATACTAAATAAGGTTCACTAATATTTTTAGTTGCTAATTTTTTATAAGCGTTAGTGATAACTCTATCCTTTTCAAAATTATAATCTTCTACCTCCTGTTGGAGTAGCCACGTGTACAATATATCCATTTTCTCTTCATCATCTAAATATGCATAAAATGCATCCCAATACTCTTTCAATTTAGCTAATTCTTCATTAGTCAATAATAACACATACCTTCTATCTGTTGGTGATATTATAACACAACAATTATTATTACTATTGATAATCATATTATTTAAATCCTTCATAGTTAGGTTCTTCATAAATTTCTCTTTAACGTTTAAATCACTTGTAGTGCATTTATGCTTTAACCCTTCAATATTTTTTATACCGTCCTCACTGGTCGCTTCATTCATAACAACTACTAATTTATCAACTAGATGGTCATTCCACGCATCTTTAGTGATTATATCTCGCATACCTTCGCATTCATAAACATATTCTTTACCTATTAATCTATTGAATATTTGTTTGAAAGTGTCTTTTCCCGTTCCTTCATAACCTCTTAACACTATAATACCTTCTATCTTTTTATGAGGCTTCTGAATTATATGAGCCATATGAGTTACAAGAAACTTTACTATTGCATCACTCGTGTCGGCTTCCCAACCGAAACAAGTTCTTAAATGGTCTGTGAATTGTTCTACTTCATTATCATCTATTTTTCTACCTAAATTTTTAGCCTTGAACCCTTTAAAGGTATTGAACTCTTTAGCGTGTGTGCTATTATATTCAGATAAAGAGTAGGGGTGAAACGTCATTCTATTATAGTCTTTTCTATTTTTATCTCGTAGCCACCTATCAATAAAATCAATTTCTTCACCATCACTGTTGATAGTTCTCCAATTTTTATATTTAATTCGAATTCCTTTATCTGTCATAGTTTTCCAACTACCATCAATATCATCTCTTACTTTATAATTCTCTGCGAAAGTGATTAAACAGACTTCTTCTTCGAATTGTTTTACCTGTTCTTTATAAGTTTGAACTGATTTAATATCAAAATCCTCGGGTAACTCATAAACGGTTTCTAACGGTTTAACTTTCCATTTAATTCCATACTCTGAAGTCAATGCATTCAATTCTGCGATTGATATATCAACCGTTGAATAAAATCCATCAAACAATAATGTGCCTACTAAATCATTATATTTATCAATAACTTTATTAAGTATGAGATTCTCCCAATAACAGAGTATGCTAGACATCTTACTTCCCTTCGGGTTCTTATCTTTATCTTCTCTGTCAGCGTTTATATTTTGTTTATATTTGTGAATTAATATATCGCGATTATTAATATATTCTTGAATCATACTATCAATATCTGTATTGCCACACCGCTTCGGCTTGTCACAAAATAAACTATAAATAACTGCATCTTTGCCTTTCTCCCTACCAATTGCTTCAAAAATTTTCTCGCGATTATCAATGAAGTATTGGAGACACCTACTCTCTAATCCTGCTTTTTTAGTTAAATATAATAATATAGTTGGCTGTGCTCCTACCATATCATAATCTTTAACTGAATCAGCCTGTATGAAGTTGCGAAGGTTTCTTTCTAGAGTTTGAATACCTCCATCTGCATATAAACGGTTGTTGCGTCTAACAGTATATTCTCTCTTCACTTCTTCGTTACCGTCCTCCAATATTTTAGTTAAGAGACATCTATACTGTTTAAGCCACTGTTTCGTTTCTTTCGCTGTGTATTTTTTCGTGAAGTTACTTTTCCATTCATCATCACTTAAAGCTAAGAGATATCTAATATGTATGAGATTATATTTATCATAATGAGTTTTAACTGAGTTACTCATATCATTAGTGTTAGATTTTAAATTTGGCCGTTTAGCGTCTTTCGACTTTGTTATTATTAGTTTCATTGGTTTGTCTTTATGAAGTTTGTTCTCATCAATTTCAATTTTTTTTTGTAATTTAATTTGAATTCTATCGCCGTCCATAATGATTCATATTAATTTGTCTTTATATTATTTTGTTTGTAACAATTTAAATTGAATTATATAATTTAAATGATTTAAAAAAAATTGGTTTTAAAGTTTTAAAATTTTATTGATTAATTAATTAATAATTAAAATTCTAATATTATAAAATTTAAAAATTCCATATATCAACTCTTTTTATATTTGAAACTTTGAAACTTTGAAACTTTATTGATACCCTGCAGTTTTTGGCCTACCCCTTCCAACGCCCATATCCTTACGTAATTGCTTTAATACATCATCTCGCATCTTATTTAATTCATCACGTGTGTATACTTTAGATGGCTTTGCAGGGCGACCGCTACCAGTTCCTTTGCGAACCCTTTTTAATTCTTTATCTCTTTTCTTATTTAATTCTTGTCTTTTGGCCTTTTTCGCTTTTGGTACTTGATTTTTCTTTTTTTGAGGCATTTTATATAATAATATTAAATATTTTTAATTTCGAATTTTTAAAATTTGGGAATTTGATTAATCAGATATAAATAGATAGTAATTAAATATCCGCAACAATCGGTATATTCCTCATATTCTACTTCTTCATAATTCATTTCATTTATAATTTGAGCTCTTATCCGTTCAACTTCACATATTCCTATTTCATCTTTCATAATTATTATATTATATATATTTTATTATATTACCCACAATAATAAACTACCCCGATTAACTTATAATCTGTATCACTTGTGAATATATAATCTTGAGTTGATTTTCCTATAGTATAATTTTTAACTATTCCATCACTTTGTTTCATTGCTAAACCTTCTTTGCTACTTGTAGTTAATAAATCTCCATTAGATATATTACCATTTTCATTACATACTTTCATACCTCCTTCACCTACCGAATTGATAAATAATCGCTGTTTTTCTATCTTTTTATTTACTACTGACATAAATATACCCGCACCGTATTTTCGTTCAGTATCTTTTGTTTCTACATTACTAATAACTCCATATACTCGTTTATCTCTTACTTTATTACTTAATTCTACTATTGGTTGTGCATCATTTACATCTATCACATCTGTAGAAGGGTCGTTTTCAGTATCATCAGGTATTATACTATTATATGTTCCAGTTGAGATTACTACTAATCCTATATAATCATCTATATTATCTAGTATTGATTGATTTTCAGTAATACAGCGATGTTGCCCTGTGAAGTTCATCTGTTTATAACTTCCCGATGATGCAGAAGTGCCTACATAACCTTTTAAGACTGTACTTAATGATGTGCCGAACTGAAAATGAAGGTCTCCTGTGCCTCCCATAAAAATATACCAAGTATTTGCACTTGTGATGTTAAAATCTGCATTATTTGTAATCCAAAATCCTGAATTTTGAGTGCTAACTATAGCCCCCCCCGCAATATATCCTTGAAAGGTGCTATCGCCATTCACTTGTAATCGTGTAGCGACTGGAGTTCCACTAATCGGTCCTATCTTCACATTAGTAGATGTTCCATTGGAGGGTGATAAAGTTGAACTAGATAAAGTCCATTGAGCTCCTGCACTACTCCACTGAATACCCCCTGAACCGTTACTCGCTATCACCTGTCCTGTGCTTCCTGTCACACTACCTAAATTCATAATTGGGTCTTTTAGTGTTTTACTTTCTAAAGTTTGTGAATGCTTAGAAAATACAAAATCTTGTTCTTGGGTTAATTGTGGAAGGTTAATAACTCTATTGTCTGCTAGATTGAAAGGTGCTGTTATTCTATATTCTTTTGCACTGCTTAAATCGTTAATGATTGGAGTTGTTAAAAATGGAGAGACTAATGCTTTATTAGTAAGAGATTGTGATACTTTCGTCATTACGAATTCCTCTGTATTATCTGCCACTGCTGGTATAGTTACATCTTTATCTGCTGATAGACCTCCACCCAATATCCTAAATGAATGGCTAAAATCAGCGTCTAATATTGAAGGTCTTTTTATTGTAGGGTCATTAATAATCGCACTCTCCATCGTTGTATTAGTTATTGTTTGTCTAACTGATGCTTCACCTACTACTAATCTTACATTCCCTTGTAGGGGTGGAATTGTTAATGTTTGATTATTCGCACTCTCTTCCGCTGTTATAGTAATAGTTGTAGTGCTACCACCTGATGCATCATTCAATATTAAACTATCAAATACGGGTGCTGTATATGTGCAACTTGAGAAAGTCTTATTGGAGATAGCCTGAGTTAAAGTAGTAGTTACCAACGTATCGGTTCCTATTGTTGCAGGTATATTTAATGTTCGGTCTGCCAAAATAGCTCCTGCACTTAAAGTATATTTATATGACGCACCTAATCCAGTTCCTTTAATTCGTAATTCATCAAACAAACAACTATTTAAATTATTAGTTGAATCTAATGTTTTAGATGTTATCGCTTGTGTGTTTCCTGCACATACCATAGTATCATTTCCTACTAAATCAGGTAAAGTGATAGTGCGGTCTCCACTAATAGAGCCACCTGCGATTGTGTATGTTTCAGTTCCACTACTTTCACTAATCTTTGGTAACGTTAAAGTCTTGTTTGTGAAAGTTTCTGCTTTATCAAGAGTAGCGAGAGTTCTATCTCCTGAAGGCAAAGTCAAAGTTCCAGTTCCAGTTTTGATGGAAGCTCCAAGAGTTAAATCGCCCGTCACCTCCGCAATACCGTCGCAACGGAACTGGCTCCACTTACTTTGGTCCGCCCCTCCAGTATTTGTCTCAGTTCCTACCAGTAAATTATACCCTGTATTATCGGGGTATAAATTAGTACCTACCCCTATTGTTTCTAAATGCCAATGCGTTCCTGCATTTTTTAAATTTCCTGCCGTTATATATTTAACTACTTTGCCTGTGCTACCATCTGATAATAAAAAAATATCACTATCATTCAAGGTAGTTGTCACGTCAGTATTTTTTTTCATTGATAATGAGACCTTAGCTTTAGTACTGAGACTTTCTTGCGTTACATCAACGGCCTCTCCCGACTCGAACATATTATTAATGTATATATTACTAGTACTACTACTGCTACTATTGCCGTTTAAAGTTCTTGCAGACATTTAATTATAATATATATACCTAAAAAAAATCCCTAAATAAATCCCTATTCATACTGGTATAAAAATCATTCCTAAATATATATATAATTAACGGCTCACTAAAGCCAACGTCCATTATTATCACTATCAACAAAATCAACAAAGCCTCGGGCATAATCGTGTCGCCAACCATAGTACAAATCGAATTCAACGGCAAATTCATTTTTTAATTGGCCAACGGTTGTGGCCACTTTATAAACCTCAAACCGTATGCAGGCGGAGGTGTTTGGCCGTTTAGGGTTATTTTGAACAAACCTGATTTCGGTGTCATCGGGAATGCTACCCCACCTTGGAAGGGGTCGCAATCCGATTCGCGGTCGCCGTGGAGCCCGTTGGCGTGGGGCCCGTTGGCGTGGCTGTGCAGGTTGAACAAACGGGGTGATAACCTGTACTGGCCCGCCAACGCCCAACTCTGGAAGCCTTCGTACTTTAATGCGACAGTTCGGGCAACCCATTCGACCCTCGCCCCACGACGAGACGAGGTGCTGATGAAGGCAACCGTTATGAAAATGGTGCTGACAGCCTAAAATATTAACCTCGCGACCATTATTCAACGGCTCAAGGCAGATTGAACAGTCCCCAGTCATAGGGTCAGGCTCAACGGCTGGCTGAGGCTCAGGCTCAACAACGGCTGGCTGAGGCTCAGGCTCAACAACGGCTGGCTGAGGCTCAGGCTCAACAACGGCTGGCTGAGGCTCAGGCTCAACAACG